CCAGTTGCACCAGTTGCACCAGTCGCACCCTTATCTCCTGTCGCACCAGTTGCACCAGTCGCACCAGTCGCACCAGTCGCACCAGTCGCACCAGTTGCACCCTTATCACCAGTTGCACCAGTTGCACCAGTCGCACCCTTATCTCCTGTCGCACCAGTTGCACCAGTCGCACCAGTCGCACCAGTCGCACCCTTATCACCAGTTGCACCAGTTGCACCAGTTGCACCCTTATCACCAGTTGCACCAGTTGCACCAGTTGCACCAGTTGCACCCTTATCTCCTGTCGCACCAGTTGCACCAGTCGCACCAGTTGCACCAGTTGCACCCTTATCACCAGTTGCACCAGTTGCACCAGTTGCACCAGTTGCACCCTTATCACCAGTTGCACCAGTCGCACCAGTCGCACCCTTATCTCCTGTTGCACCAGTTGCACCAGTTGCACCAGTTGCACCAGTCGCTCCATTAGAACCTCCCCCAGAAGATGAATTAAATACAGTGCGAATGTCTTCTCCGTTTAATAATAATGATTCAAAGTTAGCATCAGATTTGAAATGTTTTTCTCCAACAACTACATCATATCGCGCGACTTTTACATATTCTTGTTCTAAATAATTATCTATTATAATAGATTCAATAACAACAATATCTCTTGTTTTACTCCTACTAAATAGTATACCTAAATTTACATATCCTGTATGTGGTGCAATAAAAACGTATTCATAAGTAGTCATCATATCTAAACTAATATATTTGCGCTCTATTGTTTTTATTCCATCACCAGGATACAAAAATGCAAAATTTTCATTGCTTAAAGCTTGTCCTCTAACAGTTATTACATAAGTATAATCCTTTGTTAGAAATAGTTTGTCACGTGTTAAAATTCCAGATATTGGGGCATTTGGTTTAGAGGTTATAATAACAGTTGTATTATCTAATATAACCTCTGCTTTGTTATATGAAACAAAATTTGTTATAATGTCACTACCTGTTAAACATTGCAGCATAATGCAATGCAATGCAATGTAATGTGATATATTATTATCCCAATATTATTATTAATCCTTTTTAACAAAATTATTTTTAAAATTTAAGGTATAATTATTCATATTCGCCACATATTGACCACCAGATAGATAAAAATTAGAGTTTTCAATATATATGTCGCATTTGCTTATAATAGCAGTTCTCGCGCTATCTTGTAAATATTTATTAAATTTAAATGCACATGATTTTATGATATGAATATCTACATTCTCCGAAAAATATATTAAAGATAATGCATCGTCCGCATTATTTTCTATTATGGTATTAATTAAAACCGCCGATTGAGAACAAATGGTTATGCATAAATTTTTATTATTTGAAATTATTATAGACCGAAAAATTTCAAAGGCGCCTTTGTTTATTATTATTCCTGAATACTGTTCATTATTTTCAATGTAGCAATTTCTAATACGTGTTTTAGAAGGCGAGTTTTGTAATATTTTACTATCATAAATATAGCATAAATCAAAATCTAAAGTATGAACGCATGAGGAAGAGTCGACTATTTGCGCGGTTATACTACAATTCGAAAAAATAACATTTCCTGATGTAACATTTATTATAATATTTTTTGCAAATAGTTTGACATTCGCAGACTGGCCGGTTATAGATATAGCGCGATTTATTATTATATCTTCATAATAATGCTCTCCTGGAACTAATATTATGACATCATATTTATTAATTGCGTTAATTAATCCCTCTTTATTATCCGGAGATAGATATATCGAATTTAATAATGATACATCAAGTTCTTTACAATCAGAGATTTCATTTGTTGCAATTATCTCATATGGCTCTATAATTTCATTATCATGTAGTTTTTCTTTTGATACAATTATTTCTGGTGGTGTTCTTCTTGGAATTATTTCTGGTGGTGTTCTTCTTGGAATTATTTCTGGTGGTGTTCTTCTTGGAATTATTTCTGGTGGTGTTCTTCTTGGAATTATTTCTGGTGGTGTTCTTCTTGGAATTATTTCTGGAATTCCAGGAATTCCTAAAATAATAGGAATTGCCATATATGATATAGATTGAATAGCAACACTACAACCCGGTTTATAATTTTTATATATTATGCCAATATCAACATAAATATCTTCATCATATTCAAAAACGCATTCATATTTCATCAATTCTTTTTTAATGTATGTTTTATTTTTACTCCCAATGCCACCATGAAAGTATGGCAATGAATCACCAAATGCTTGTGCTAAAACAGTCATTACATATTTCATATTTTTGCGAATTTTTATTTTATTTTTGGTTATAATCCCGGAAGATATTTTCGGGGAAGGTTTACATGGATGAGGAAATACATACATTTCTTGCATAACCGCGCGATTATATCCTTTAAACATTTCTTTGATACTAGATAAATCAGGAGCATCTAAGACTAATTCCTCGACATAATTCATGATATAATTATTATCATTATTGTAATTGCGTCATATCTGACACAATAACATTCATATTATTAGGGTTGCCAATAATATCGGCGGTTTTATTTTTTTGATTTCTTTTGGGCATTATGCGATTTCTTGGAATTAGGCGATTTCTTAGCATTAGGCGATTTCTTAGAAATAGGCGATTTCTTTTTGGCATTAGGCGATTTCTTGGAATTAGGGGAATTTTTACTAATAATATATTTGGTATCATTTGCCAATTTTTTACTTATCGCAAAATTTTCTTTAATTTCTAAATCATTTTTGTTATATATTCGTGTAATAGATGAAACAATGTTAAACTTTAAATTTTTAGCGTTTTTATTTGACATAAACAATTGACCATATAGAATGTAGTTATTATCTCTAGGCGCATCATTTTGCAGAAAAAAGCGTGAGTTCATATCAGGTATTCCAGTCCTTGGTGCAAATGGATGCACTGTTTTATAAATATTTTTATCAGTCTGTTTAGCAATGTTATAACTACAACCTAACATTAATGCTTTCATAATATTATTATCTCGCGATCCTAAATCCGCAGCATCTGGAAAGAAGTTTAATTCGTAGATAGGGCTTGGTTTAAATGCACCGAATGCTCCGCCGATGGCATCAATTCCTGCATGAATGCCATCAATGCCAGCATGAATCCCCGCATGAACGCCGCCGTCTTCTTGGACATTAGAAACAAGCACAGCATCAGGATCTTTTTCATCTCCAACATCTCCGCGTTTCAATGCCAATTGTTGTTCTAATTCTTTTATAGAATATTTCCCACCATCTACAATATATTCAGCATGATACTTAATTTTGAGTTCAATAGGGCGAACAATAGATTCAATTAATGCGGAATACCTCATACTTTCAGTCTTTATTTTATCCCATGATGCCCCTTTTGCAACAAATATATATGCATTAATGCCATTTTCTTTGCACCAATCGCGCGGATTCATCGTAGGATTAGCCGTCATTGCGCGTTTTAATGAGGTATAAATAGAAAGACATGTCATATGATCCCCCAAAGGATGATTAAATCTGCGTTGTTTGCGTTGCATTTCTGCCTTTTCTTGTATTGCACCCGCATCTGTTTTTCTGGAAAATTTTTGGTATAATTTTTCCATTCTAAACTCTATTTCATGCAAGATGGAAATTATGTTAATAATGTCCATTTTGCAATTATAAAAATATCCCGCCAACATCGCCGTTGCAAACTCTGGTGCGATTGTTCTAAACAAAGAGACACCATGACCAAGAGGTGTAACATTTCCGCCAGAAATTGCGCCTATTTTGTATAACCTATCGATTGCGGTTTCAACAAAAATAGAATCTGGGGGCGATATTAGTTCAGATAGAACCTTTTTGCCTCGCATTAAATCTGTTTCTTGTTTGCGAGGGCTTTGTTTTTTATTTGATTCTTGCGCAGGAGAAGGCATAGTGCAAATATCCAAAATATCCGCTATCAGATCAGTTTTTTGCATATCTGGAACTGGATATTTCTTGAATGCATTATATTCTTGCTCAGTATATAACCGATAACAAGTTCCTTTCTTAGTGCGTCCTACACGCCCAGAACGTTGAATACATGCTGCCTGTGAAATACGCTCTTCTAGAAGACTACTCGCATTTTCTGCAGGAAAATAAGAGGCTTCCAAAGCATAACCGCAATCTATTACATATGAAAGCCCGTCTATAGTAATACTAGATTCAGCAACATTTGTCGCGGTTACTACCTTACGCGAATATCTTGTCCCTGGAATACCCGTATCTAATTGTAAATATTGAAACTCTTTGACAGCCAAATCTTGGTCAGTTTTAGAAGACCGGCCTTCAAGGACAGTGCAAAAAGGAATTTCTGTAATTTTCATAGGGCTTATTTTCGTAGGGCTTTTCTTTGTAGGGCTTATTTTCGTTGGGCTTTTCTTTGTCGGACTACTTTTCGCCGAACCCGCCTTTTGTCTCGGACTTTTAGTCTTCTTCGCTTCAGCAGAATGTAAAGCCTTTAACCCATCGCAAAAAGTGCGCCCTTCGCTACCAGATTTAGTAAAAATTAAAATATCGCCAGTAGTTGTGTTCGCCAAAATGTTGTTTAAGCATTCAACAACGGCAATTTTCCAATCAGTGACAGGACGCTTGGTATAAATAATATCAACCGGATACGTTTTTCCTGGAAAATCAAAATCTACGTAAGAAAACCCGGTAAAATATCGCCGAAACAATGAGGTGTCAATAGTCGCACTCATTATTATAATACGAAAATCAGGGCGTTGTGCTAATATTTTTTTAGAGAAATATAATAACTGATCGATTTGCACTGAACGCTCATGGGCTTCGTCGATTATAATACAAGAATATTCACTCAGGAGAGGATCAACGCCTGTGATAATCGATTTAATAGTCCCTGTAGTAGTAAAAAGCAATTTGGTATCAGCACACGATTTATTGTCGCCTTTATACCGGTATCCCACTTCCTTTCCCAAATGAACATCTAAACATTCCGCCGCATAATCTGCTGTAGTTTTTGTTATACCGCGCTTTGGAATGGCACATATAACTTTTTTCTGAAAATTAAACGCTTGTAATGCTGCTTTAGGGGTTATAACCGTTTTACCTACACCAGTGCCTGCTTTTATTAGTGTTACCTGATTTTCCCTAATCGCGTGTATTATCTCATCTAACTTTGAATAAATAACTAAATTCGTCCATGAATACCCTAAGCCTGCATACGTTTTTGCATATTTGTTTCCATCTGCCAAAGGGCCAACTGAAAAAGACATTAACTCTGATCGAGACAAGTTTTCATATGGGCGCATTGTCAAAGGGTTTACATTGATTCCTAATGGATCATATAACCCAATTGGTTTAGAGAATGCGGGTATGTGTTCGTTGGGCAAATATCTTTTATCAAAGACATATTTATTTTTGGTATAAATATGGTCTTTTATAAGATTTATGTCCGGTATACCTGTCATTATACCTGTCATTATAATATAATATTATATTTAAAAATCATAAATTCCAAACATTCTTTGAGAGAAGTTGCGTGTTTTATTGAATAACAATAATTCTCCCATTTAGTAAAATTAAGAGAAATAGAGGTATATTGCAGTATATATGTTATTAATGCAGTAAACCCTCCAATATTTTTTGCACCTTTAATTAGAGTAATTAATTCACCATAATTCTTATTAAATTTACCTAGTGTTTTATTTGTAACCTTATTTTCAATGCTATAATCAGCCTCTGCTCTAATAAATAAAAACTGAGGAATTAATGACATAAGGTATAACTCAACCAGATGCGCGGGCGGGTCTTTTATTATAAGGGTTTTGTCTTTTTCGATATAACCGGCAATTCGGTCTTCGGGCATTATTCCTGTCGTAATGGTTATTCCTTCTCCCGAAATTATTCCTTCCTGATTTATTTCTTCTGATAACATATTTGCTTTTATTAATAATAAATAATTTTTCAATTACATTACATTACATAAAAAATATAATCGCATGTAATATAATGCCCTTTAAATTATCTATAAAATACCATACCCTTCCTAAACGCCTTGCAGATAAGTATCAAAGAATACTTATATTCAATGAAAGTTATGATACATATGAAGAAGCATTAGAATATGTAGGTAAACATTTTTATAGTATCAAAAATGATATTTATACCGAAAACGAAAAATGGAAAATTAGGTTATATCTATTTCAATTTCCTAGTCATATTTATAATACATATGTTCATACTAAGAAAATTAAAATCTTTGATACAGAAGAAGAAGCAAAGAAGTATGCCGATAATAATGTGCATACTTATTTATACCTAATTGAATATACCACAGAATCAGTTAATTTGATTGAAATATAAATAATTATAATAGTTATATCATGGCAGAAATAATTGCGAAAGAAAACGAACAAAAACAGTTAAAATATTATACCGATGTGGCAAATAAAAATATAGAAGAAAACGAACAATGGCACGAGTTTACTAAATTATCTATATCCGAAATCGCCATTAATATTTCAAAAACGTTTAATGCGGTTCTTGAAGAGGTATTGGCATTAAAACCCGCAAAAACATACCTTGGGATGTTGCATGAAATTATTATAATAATAGTCAAAGAAGATAGACTTATTTATTTAGGAATTCTATTATTTTTCTTTTCGTTATGTTTTATATTTATTTAAATTAAAAACAATAACATAATATAGTATAATGCATAGTTGGCGTTGGGTAGAGAGTTTAAATGATTTATTAGTTCCTCATATTTTTAAAGGTATTAATAAAATTTATAACGACATCAAAAGAGCATCAAATGCAACAAATTCGCGCAATGGCGGAGGTGTTATAAAACCTTTTCAATTAACCCTAATGGAAATTAAATATTTACCAGAATCGTTACTAGAAGAGGACTACATACAATTACTTCATTATTTAAAGAACAATGACAAGTCAGAAATGTTATTTTCTTCATTGTTAACTAAAATTTATACCAACATGGCTCAGTCAGAACTAGGACCAAAAGAAGTTGTCAATATTAGTATACCCAAAAACCGCGTCTTTGTTCATAAGGTATACATTAATTCGGCAAACATCTTTTTTAAGGAACCATTATTGTTTTATCATAAGTATGAACCTGCTATAATTCAAAAAAATTATTTAGTAATATTAGAAAAAATAAAACTTGCAATTAGCAAGACTATTAACAACGATATTAACAATTACATTGCGGTGGGGCACGAAAGTGGAGTTATATCCGAAAATACACAACATGTCATTTCAAAGTTAGATAGGCTAAATGATATAAAAAAGGAGTTTACCACGCCAAAGAATTTATTAGATGATGATGACGATTGTGATGATAATATTTCTAGTAGGGTTGATCAGTCTGATGATGACGATGGAGTTGTTGGCATTAATGGAGATGTCGATGATGACGGAGTTGTCGATGATGAGGGAGTTGTCGATGATGAGGGAGTTGTCGATGATGATGCTGGTATTGTCGATGATGATGCTGTTGTAGATAATGGAATTGATGATGATGATATTGCCGATGATGATGCTGTTGTAGATAATGGAGTTGTTGATGATGATGATGTTGTTGATGATGATGCTGTTGTAGATAATGGAGTTGTTGTAGATAATGGAGTTGTTGACGATAATGATATAACCGACTCTTTTATTCCACATATTGAAACAAGAACAATTAAATATGATACAAGAAGTATTAAATCTAGAAAAGAAACAAGCACTAAAACGAGCACTGGCGCTAAAACGAGCACTGGCGTGGGAATTGGAACAGAGAGTATTAAAACAACAAAAAGCATTTATTCCCCAAATATTCCCCCAGGAATAAACGGAAATGATACAAGAAGCATTTATTCCATAAAAAATAATAGCCTTGAACTAACGCAGAATAATTTAGATATATTAGAATCTAATGATGATAATGTTTCTGGTATATCAGAAGAGTTTGAAAGATATAGCAATGATGCAGACGTAAATGCAAATGCAGACGTAAATGTAAATGCAGATATAAAAAGCATTAATAAGGTTAATGCTTTAATCGACAATTGTGTTAATGACTTAGAATCAACAATATCAGTTGCCCAAAATAATATAAGATATACAGTAACTAAACAACCAACCGCCCCGCGATCAAAAAAAAATATTGATCTAGATATAGATATAGATATTGTTAGTTTATATAATGAAGACAAAGGTATTTTACCGGAAAGTGATATTAAACCACAAGATACATCCCCAGTTTCTGATAATAATCCTATTCAAGGCATCAGACCAATTTCAAGCCCAAGTCCAATTCCAAGCCCATATCCTATTACACAGAATAATCCCATTCAAGACCCTATTACCAGGAATAGCCCCCGAGTTGTCAATTCTAAACCAAAGATTACGAAGGTAAACATTAAACTAGATAAAATGCGCCCGGCAGAACGCAATAAAACTATAAGAGCAATATTAGGGACAAAAACTAATATCAGTGATAATGATTCTACTTTGGAATCTATTATTACAAGTTATTCGCATAGTGGTAAAAAGCATTAACATATATGTTAATTCGCGAACATATATGTTAATTCGCGAACATATATGTTAATTCGCGAACATATATGTTAATTCGCGAACATATATGTTAATTCGCGAACATATATGTTAATTCGCGTTAATAATTTTTTTATATTATATAATCATGATGATATAATATAATATAAAAGAAAATAATGAAACGCCAAGGGTTTATTATAGTATGCATTGTAATAATAGTTACTGTTATTTTTATGCAGATTGACACTAAACTATTTGATAACAAAAAAGAAATGTATACCTACATCAAAAATCCCTTATTATGCGGATTTTTAAGTGGATGCACATATTATTTTTCTGTTAATAAAACGTCAAATCCTGATAATTTTATTCAAGAAGTAAAGAAAAATATTCAGAATAAATTGCCGTTTTATACTAAAGAGATTAGCACTGTTGCAAATGATGCAATCGATGCAAATATGCAGAGGATTGATGATAGCGAGGGAGTTGGCTTTGGCATTGGCACTGGCATCGGCATCAACACCGGCATCAACACCGGCGCAGGAATAAGCAAATGGGGTGAAAGTAGTTATCCTAAAATAAAAGCATCACAAAAATTAATATCTCAAACTGATATTGATAACGTCATATATAATCAAATTCCGCCCGGAGAAATTATTCTTACAGGAGATCCTACTATTTAAAATATAATATTTTAAGCATTTCCAATTTCCAAATATTTTCGGTTGTTATCAGATTCAATAGTGCTTTGGCTCCATGGACCAACATTCATTCGCGGAATACATGGATCAGAACGAAGTTGCAAGTTTGCATTTCTTAGACTGCTTCCAGTTGTATTTATTCCATACATAGTTCCGCTAGTTAAAAAATTCGCACCCGATAGACTAGAAAGGGGAACTGCGGGGTTTGATGCCTCCCAGCCACCTTGCTTTGGAAGCAAATCAGCCGATGTGAGTTGATCCTTGGGGAAACATCCTAGAGGGGCATACTCTGACTGTGACATAGTATCAGACAGCGAAGTTTTAGATTCCGGTGTTAGCGGGTTGCTTGGAGTAGGCGGGGCTAAAACATTAGTATTGTATGCTGTAGTAGGTTTAACGGCATGCATGGGTGGCGCCAAAGATGATCCTGGCATAACTGAAACAGGCAATGATGAAAGCCCGGGTGCTGTGCTTTCTCCTGCAAACATTTCAGTATTGTCAAAATGTTCGGGATTGAGACTATGCTGGGGCATTATTCCCGGCATTGTTCCTGTTCCTGTCCTTGTTCCCGCCATCATCATCTTATTACTTTTCGATTTATTTGTGAACTTGTCAGAACTCTTAAGATCGTAGTTATAATAAAGCATGTATAACCCAACTAGAACAACAGTTGCTATAACTAATTGTAGAACTGACAACATATAATATATATAAAATAATTAAATAAAATATTTTAATTAAAATTAAATATGAAAATAAAGTAATGCAACCAAAGACACAATATTTTTTGCGTTTATTGATTGCAGTTAATTATGCGCGGATATTATATAATTAATGTTAGTAGATAGTATAGTTCAGGTATTAGATGAGGTTATTCTTATTTCAAAAAATAGTGATGTAAAACTAAAACTAGAAAATAATTTAATTGAGCCATTAAAAAATTATATCTTAAAATTGCTTATGCCTTATATAGTGCAAATATTTCTGGCTTTTTTTATAATAATAGTATTACTAATATATATAATTATGATTCTTCAAAGGTTCTAGAATTATTTTATGATTATGTCATTTCCCAATGTTGTTATATTTGGCTTAAATGAAAAATTAAATATATAATTATATATGCTATGTATAAACAAATAAATGAACCTAATTATTTACGGATTCAACCAGAATCAGATAATTATTATTTTTTGATATGTAATATACAAGACAAAAAATTATCAGGAAAGCGCAATGATAGTCTAATAAATATTTTATATAAAGCAAATACGGATGAACGAGACATTGATGACGATGATGAAGGAATTGTCGATGATGATGGCGGAATTGTCGATGATGATGATGGCGGAATTGTCGATGATGGCGGCATTGATGAACATGGAATTGTCAATGATGCAAAAGATAATATTTCAAACTTCATAAACAATGAACTTTTTAGTAAACCCCGCAAATTAGGAACAGTTATCCGATATAAAAACATATTTTTTTGTTTTACAATGATTACAGGCGGAAAACCAGGAATACTTGATACTCGTGATATGCGCATAGAAAATTTAATTAAATGCATATTATACATAAAAGAGACAGTTGATTTAACGGGAACATGCGCGGGAATTGGCGCTGGATCTGGCGCGGGAACAAGCCGAATTTTATTTTGCGATTATTCAAATATAATAATTGACCCGCATGCAGATATACTTATATATAAAAAAACATTGTCAATATTATGCAAAGAACATAATATTAATATTAATGTTATTGTGAATACTAAAGTTAAACTATTGGAAAAAAATATGTTTGTTGAAAAAAAAGAACCAGATATTGACATTACCAAAGTAAAATTTATATCAGATATTTATTTTACAGAAGCGGATTTATATTATATTTCTTAATAATATAATGCAATGTTCACCTGGAAATAAAGGACAACAATTGGGGTCTGGCTTTATTCCAGTTCCAGGCCATGTTCCAAGCAATCAAATAACTTGTTATTCTTTAAGAAAACTTAAAAAAATGGCAGATAGTTATAACAAATATTATCCGCAATCGATCCCAATAAGTTATTCCGGAATGAATGCAGATGAACTTTGGACAGAATTACAAAAAAGACTAAGTAAAGAATGCGGTAATAACGAAGTATGTTGGGTTAGGCAACCATTCGCAAAGAAATCAGGGGATACGGAATTGCTAAAGTTTACTTTTAAACCCCCTAAACCAAAAGGTAAATATATTTGGTTAAGCACCTCCGATATCGAAGATGTAATGAAGCAATATGAATCAGCATATCCAGAGTTTAAATTTATCGGCCCCGTTCCAATCGATTTTATGAAAGTAATGCCTGATTTGGTATTACTAGATTTTGCTAAATTATTGAAAAACGGCATTACTAAGATTGGCATTATATTTAATACAGATCCTTCTTATAGAGATGGCGAGCATTGGATTTCAATGTTCATTAATTTATCTCCACCAAAACCGAGCATTTCGTTTTATGACTCAGTAGCAATTTGCCCTGCGCCTTCCGAAGTAAGAAAATATATTGATTACATTATTGGACAGACAGATAAATTGCAAAAAGTATGGGGCGCTAAATGTAATTTTACTATTAATTGCAATAATGTTAAACACCAAAGAAAGAACTCAGAATGCGGGGTTTATAGCATGTTTTATATTACGGAAAGTCTTCGGGGAAAATCGTTCAAACAAATTTCTAATAATATTATCCGGGACGAAGAAATGAATGCTAATCGCGATAAGTTTTTTTCGCCGATATAATCATGCAAAGTAATAAATTAAAAAACCAGAACTCCGCATATGACCGCGAAGATATAATTATGCCGTCGGATATAAATAGATATGCGAGATGCAGTAAAATTGGCATTTATGTCGGAGCAATGTATGGGCGATAGAACCTAGAACCTAGAACATAGAACCTAGAACATAGAACATAGAACCGCTTGATTTCCTTATGCACCCTGTCGTGCCTCTAGTATAATTCGCCTTGAGCCACTTCATTTCTCCAAACTCCCCTTGGGATATAATGCCACTATGCATGTCTCATGTCGAGGTCATCCATTATTTCGTGAAAAATATAAAACAGATTGGGTGCTGCGTATTCAGCAAACCACCTTCGTAACATATAAACACCTGGTCGCCGTTCTCCAAGCAAAATGCGAATATCCTATGCACGTGTTACGCAATATGGTAGGTGTTGAACCTGGAGGATAGACGAACATTTTTGGGTGTAGTTTTATTCCTATTATAATTTTAGGTTATAATAGAAATAAAATCATTTTTTATAAAATGAACATCAAAGATAAATTAAAACATTACAATAACAATAAAAAATTAGTGTTTTACGATCAAGCACACGGCGCCGATTCTTCGTCTTCAAGTTTGGCCCTGTGTCTTTGGAGTTTAACATAGTCAATGTATTCGGCCGAGCCTTCTTGCCATGCGACACAAGAGGATAAATGTTGTGCAAGTTGGCCGAAATTGCAACTATAAAAATTGCATTCAGGTGCATCCCTAAACCTGACAGCGCACCCCAACATTCGCGTTTTAAGAAAATGGCGCAATTGTCGCGTTTTGGTGATGCGGCACTTTCTGGTTGTCTTCCATATGAACGACACGTGCGCGAAATATATGTCAAACGTCAGTGCATTTTTGGCATAATCGCCGTCGTCACCTGGAAAAATTACTTGCGAGAACAGTTGCAAAAAGCGGGCATAGGCATCAATTACCTCTTCGTATTGCCCGCATGAAATGCGCCCATGAGCGAGAGCGCGTTCTAAGACTGCATAGAATGCATTCATGTCTAGTCTTCTTTTAATTAATCAAATAAATGGATTATTTTTTTAAAATAATAAATAATCAATTACAATTATTAATGAATGACGTATGACATATGACGCATTATTAATAATTGTAATTGAAAATTATATAATATATTATATTAATATAAAAGGACAATTATAATGGATTTTAATTGGCATGCCGATACATGGAATGTAATCGATAAATTATTGTCAAATCCCAATTTTCTAACAGAACCTCAAATTAAGAGTTATAACGAATTGATATTAAGTATAATCCCAGGACTGATACACATCAATAAAGTTATTAGTGTAGGTATAAAATGGGATGAAGCCAGTAAGATGTATAAAGACCGCAAAGAAATTCATATTGACCGGATATATGTATGCAACGCGCTACAACATACCACAGATAGAGGATTTCAGCCATTAACAGCATATGAAGCGCGCTTACGTGATCAAACGTATGCCGCTACTGTGTTCATCGATTATCGCCAGTTATGTTATAAAGACGGACAATTAACGCATTCAGAGAGCGAACAAAAAGTGCCTTTTTTCAAGATTCCTATAATGGTCGGTTCAAAGTTGTGTTATACCTATAACAAATCAAAAGCGGAAAAGATTGCATTGGGTGAATGCCCTTATGATGGTGGCGGATATTTTATTATAAACGGAAGCGAAAAGACTATTATAGCGCAAGAACGCCAGGTTGACAATAAAATTATGACTTATAAAGAACCCGCAAACTCCGCCAAACCGCTTCTGGCTTATGTAGTAGTGTTGTCGAGTATTGATCAACAATACTTTTCAGTAAAACCAATTAAAGTCGGTCTAGTTAGACAGAGGCATAGTCTTATAAACAAAGAAGGTGTAAACCACGGAAAGAAATTAGAAGTCAAGTTGCAACAGTTTAAAGATACTGCGCATTCATATGGAACACCGTTATTCATAATATTCCGCGCATTGGGCATTATCACCGATAAAGAAATTTTTGAATTAATTCTCGGGGACTTAGCCCGCGCTGATATTGAAATGATAAATCTTGTAATGCCATCTGCATATGAAAATCAAAATGTTTTTACACAAGAAGATGCTATTATTTATTTATCAAATACGTTACATAATGCTAGGATGTTAAAAACATCATTGGAATCTACAGATAATACAAAATTATTGCAATATACAAAGGACATAATTAACCGCGAATTTCTTGCACATATTGGACAAGATAATCGCAAGAAAGCGATATTTTTGGGCTACATGGTGCGGAAATTATTAACCGCATACCTAAATCCCGAATTGTTCTCAGATAGAGATCATTACTCAAATAAGCGCGTTGATCTATGTGGTCCTCTTATTATGCAGATTTTGAGATATAATTTCAATAACACAATAAAAGAACTTAAAATAAGTCAAGTAAAATCATTGCAAGCAGGCGACTATGAACTTAACAAAGAAGTTCGCAAAATATTTCAAAAGAATAAGATTGAGAATAAGATTAAGTATTCACTGAGCACCGGCAACTGGCAAACTACGCAAGCGCATACAAAAAACGCGCTAGAAAGTAAGAAAGGCATTGCACAAGTTCTAAAACGGTTATCTGTCCTTGATACCGTTAGCCATGTTCGCCGAGTGCAAAGTCCACTTGAAAAAGCCGGAAGTAAATATGAACCGCCGCGTCGGTATCATTTGACGCAAATTGGTAAAATTTGCCCCAATGAAACCCCAGAAGGCCAACAGGTCGGCTCAGTTAAAAGCATGGCTATGACTTGTCATATTACATTAAATTCGTCAGATAAACCAGTCCGATTATTCTTATCTGCGCTTGGGATTACTGAAATTACTGTTGCTAACCCAAAAGTAATTCCATATTCTACGCATGTTCTGGTTAACGGCGATTTAATTGGCATTATTGAAGATATGGCAACAAGTCATAAGATTTATTCCGCATTAAAGTTATATAAACTGAACGGCCGAATAAGCGAATATGCAAGTATTGCATGGCACCATGAAAAAAATGAATTGCTTGTGCAAACTGATTGTGGTAGATATTGTAGGCCGTTATACCTAGTGCAAGATGGAAACTTTAAATTAGACCATTGGGCGGCATGGCATCAAAGCCAAGGCAAGCCTGGAAATTTCTTAAAAGATGTTACTTGGAATGACCTGAAAACCGGATTATCTGCATTTGACAACGGCACTATTTCACGGAATTCTGGCGCTATGGTCGAATACTTAGACACAAACGAAGAAGAATGCAGTTTAATCGCTGTTGTTCCTGAACAATTAATACCATGCAAAGAACATACCATTTCCGGTAATATTTGTATCGCAAAAGTTTCACATGAAAAATCAGAGTTTCAGATTAGCCCTGATGCCCCTAAAGAAAGCATTCTCGCTGTTCTTCCAGAATGGGCGCATGAAGAATTTTCATTAGTTGACGTCGAAATGGTTTCACTAAGCATTGATGCTGGCATTGATGCTGGCATTGGCACTGGCGTTGGCATTGTCAAAATAACATTGCCAGGCGATGCATCAGAGAGATTACAACTAATTATACGCAATTTAAACAAATTAATTTATCCTACATATGCAAAATATTCACATTGTGAATTACATGCATCTATGTGGCACGGCATCCTATCTCAAATGATCCCTTTTCCTGATCGCAATCAATCGCCGAGAAATTGTTATCAGTCCGCTATGGGCAAACAAGCAATTGGCACTTATGTAAGTAATTATACCAGCAGGACAGATACTATTGCAAATGTTCTTTCTTATCCGCAATATCCCCTTGTCGAACCAAGAACGGTTAAGTATACCCCATTATCGGAATTACCGCATGGGTTTCAAGCCGTAGTTGCGATTATGTTATACTCAGGGTATAACCAAGAAGATTCCATTATCGCAAATCGTGGTGCTATTGAGGCGGGGATGTACAACTCCATTTATTATAAAACGTATACCAACAAACAACAAAAGCACAAAACAAATGGCGCCGATGATGAGAGGTATGGCGTTTCTGTAGAATCTCGAAAGAAAATTGCGGTTTCAAGTTATAACAAATATCATGCAGTAGATTTAGATACCGGCATTCCAAAGTTAGGCAAATATATATTGCCTGATGATATTCTAATTTCTAAATATAAAAAGAAGATAGATATTTATAACGACATATCGACTGTAGCAAAAGATCGCGGTATTGTTGATTATATTATCCCCAACGATAAAGTCATTAATGAAAATGGCGAAGGGTATAAATTTATCAAAGTCCGAACAAGTAGCCTACGTAAAATTGTAATCGGTGATAAAGTCGCCTCGCGATCTGCACAAAAAGGCACTGTTTCTATGAAATTTTCCCGTGCAGATATGCCATTTACGGCGGCGGGTATATATCCAGAAA